GAGTACGGATGTTGCCGTCCTTCGTAGCGGTCGAATCAGAATCAACGCTGACGCTGCGGCTGTTATCAGTCACAAAGGACAGGATCGTGCCGGTCGCCGTAGTCTGATTCTCTTTGATCCGATACAGATAGACCAGCTTCTTTCCTGCCACTGCATCGGCGAACATCTGAAGGTTCATTCTTTTCATTGTGTTCCTCCTAAGAGTCTGAAACCCACTGTTGCCACGCCGTGCAGCAGCGGTGTCTTTGTCGTCGTGTCTTCCAGCAGCTGCTCCTCGAACGATGTCAGCTGCCACCTGTATGATGCAGTCGTCTCAAGCTCATAACAGATCTTGCGGACAGTCTGCATCATCTGGGAGACCGTGCCGCGCTTCCTCGGCTCATTGTGCCAGATATGGACGTCCTGATAGACCGTCGCCACGAGGGCGTTCTTGTAGGTCATAGGATCGTCCGTCTGGCGCGTATTGCCAAGGTAGTAGAACGGGTACGGGGTATCCGCGGGCGGCAGGACTGTGTCATAGACATCTCCTCCCGCAGCCACCAGGCCCTGCCTGACCGCTGTAAAAATCTCCTGCTGTGGACTCATTCGACTATCCTTTCCAGATCGTGGATGAATTTCTGCGACTGCGCCTCAAACGCCGGCGCTACGAACGGTTCAGGCTGCATAAAGCGTGTGCCATACTCCACATAGGGCGAGTACTCAGTCGTAGGACCGACATTTGCCGTAAAGCCGCCGTCCTCAATGATCGTGTTGATGCTCCGTGCTGTCTGGCCGGTACTGTAGCCCTTCACGAAAGCGACTTCCGTCTGCTTCTTCATCCGGGCGTTCAGCTCATCACCGTTCTTCTGCACGATGGTCTTGATCACTGCAGGGTTCGCGTACTTCTCCAGATTTCTGCGCAGCTCCTTATGGCCTTTGAGCGTTACCCTCATTTCTGCACCTCCGAGACGATGAACGTCTCTTTGACGCGGAGCCGCCGGCGGTATTCGATGCTGTAGACCTCGTTCCCGATGCGGATCCTGTCGGGTCTGAACGATGCGTCCGTCTTGTACTGCAGGATGACTGTCTTGCTCCCCTGCCGGATCTCTCCGAAGATCAGCCGCAGCGTCTCCTTCTGCGTGTCCATGACTGAGGCATACCGCATCGTCTCCTCCACGGTGTCCTCCGCATAGTCTCCGGTCGCCGGGTCGTAGGCTCCCCGCTGGATGGTCTGGAAATATACAGGCGTGTCGAATCTCATCTCACTACCTCAGTAAAACTTCACCTGGGCCTTGCCGCCCGTTCCGTTCTGTGCATCGATCCAGGTCTGGATGTCATCCATGTACGGAGCGAACAGATCTTCGCTCCAGCTGATGCTCTCGCCCTCCACGTTGTGACTGGCGTATCCCTCACTGCCGAGCATGTTGAACCGGGCGATGCAGACCTCGTCGACGATGTAGACCAGCTCCTCCGGGACCTCGTCAGCGCCGCCCAGAAGGTTTTTCAGGCGCGCTTCTACGAGCGTCCTGATCTGGGTCTGCCTCTCATCATTCGAGATCCCGATCAGTGTCTCAACTGTGGTCTGCGACATCCTTTACCGCCTTCCTGCGCCGCTTCTTTGGCGCTTCCTCTACAGGAGCTTCCACGGCAGGAGCCTCCTCCGTCATGCCCACAGCTTTGATCAGCGGGATCCCTCGCTTGTTCTGGTCAGAGGACAACTCCGCGATCCTGGCATCGGTGGTCTCCGCGCCGTCTCTGGGATACTTGTCTCCGACGTCATAGCGGTGATAGATCTTCCCGCCCTTCGTCTGCTTGAAGTCGAGCATGTCATAGAACATCACTATCACTTCGTACATGGTTTCCTCCCTTTTCGTTATGGGAGGGGCGCCCGAAGACGCCCCGCCTCGGATGATCAGGCGCCGGTGATGGTGGCTTTGACCTTCACAAGCGCGACCTTGTTGTCGTTCGAGATGAACTGGCCGGCCTTGCCTGCGCCCTGCAGAGCAGTGCCATCGAAGTCATGCGCCTCGAGTGCTCTGGCGGTTTCGATACCGGTGAACGGAACGCCCATTCTCTGGACGCCGGCGATGCAAATCTCCTGCGTAGCAGGGACCGCATCCTGCCCGGAACCAGAAGCAGCGGTAGCCGCGAACTGGCTGGTCGGAATCTGACGGATGACAAAGCCCTTGAACATACGGACCTCGTTGCGGTCGATGTTGACGTCGGAGCCCTTCGCGGTCGTGGACAGACCGTTGTCGACGATCGCGTTGTAGAGCGCGGGCGTCACGGCAGCGACCTTGGTCAGGGTCTCGTCGACCTCCTTGTCCACCATGTAGGCGCTGATCTCGTTGAAGATGGCGATCGCGTCGTTACCGGAGATGCTGTCGACGGAAGACAGGCTCTTGCTGATGGTCTTGCCGGCAGAAGCGGACAGATACGCGCCCTGCTTGGCGTTGAACTTGCCGGTGATGCCGGCAGCGATCTTGTCCATCTCGCGGGCATTCGCCTCGTCGAAGTCCTCGTTCACGGTGTGCTTGTCGATGCCCTCGTGATACACCCAGTCCCAGGTGTACGGGACGTCCACGTCGGTGTACTTCACCTCGGTCCTCTGGCCGAAGCGGGTCGTGCTGCCGGTGCCGCTGCCGAAAGCAACGTTCGCGCCCGTGTTATAGGCCGCAGTGCCACCGCTCTCAAGGGAGCCCGCAGTCACAGCTGCCGCGACGTCATTGGTCTTGATGCTGAAGGCAACGTCCTTCTGGCTGATCCCGTCAAGGACCTGCAGGGGAGCGAAGAAATCACTCCAGTAGGACTTCACGGCAAACACAGATTCCAGGATCTCATGGAACTGCTTGATATAGCTGCGGATCGGCTGATTCTGATTGTCGCCGGTCGCGAACATCTGAAGATCGAATCTCTTGAACATAATGTTCCTCCTTATCGTTTGTACTTGTTGACGATGGCCTGATACGGATCCACCTTACCGTCACCGCCACCGCCGTAGTTCTTCGGGGTCGTGCCCCTTGCGCGTTTCTCCTCCTGAGCCTTCCGATCAGCGAGGATGATCCCTACAAGCTTCTTGACGTTGGCCTTTGCAGCGTCCGCGTCTCCGGTGACAACGAGATCCAGGAAGTCCTGAGAGGCGGTGAAGCCCTCCGGCATCGCTTCCACATCCTGCGCGACGCTCTTGCGCAGCGCATCAGTGGCGATCTGCTGCTCCAGCTCCTTGATCCGGGCATCCTTCTTCGCCGCTTCCTCGGCAGCTTTCTTCTTGTCTGCCTCTTCCTTCTGCTCCTTGGACATCCGCTCGTACTTGCGGGCCTCGTCCTTGGCCTGTTCCAGATCCTTGGCGTGCTGCTTCTCCCATTCGGCCTTGTGCTTGGCGACGATCCGATCGACTTCGGCGTCGTCGTACTTCTTGCTGGCCTCCGGTTCCTTTGCCTGCTCGTCCTTGCCGTCCCCGGCATCCTCAGCACCGTCCCCGGTGCCCTCATCGGCGAACATCTGCAGCCACATCAGCCTCTTGTAGTCATTGTTTTTCATGTCGAATCCTTTCCGCCCTCCCGGGCACTCCCCAGCTTTGTCTGCGGATCCCTCCGCTTCGGTTCCGGGCCTGCCAATAAAAAAGGCGCGTCACTCAGTGACACACCTTAACGTAACGTATTCAGAATAGCTGTTTGCGATCTCGCACAGCCCCAGCCACAGGCTGTCGATCAGAAGCCTCAGTGATACCGTGGGCGCTCTGGGCCACAGTATGACCGCCCTCCCGGGCTCTGTGAGCGTTTCCGTATCGTCGAGGGTAAATTCCTCCATGGCGTGGGCGAACGTCTGTACAAGGCCGCTGACGGCGGCACAGACGATGTCCTGGCCGTAGGGACCGGCTCTTGCATGGCCTTCCACCAGGAGGCCATATGGGGCGATGGTCGCTGTGATCATGTTTCCTCCATCCACTATTCTCGCTTTAGTTGCCGCTGTAATTGCCGCAGTTGCCGCTGTAATTCCTCTATTGTTCTGACCTGGATAATGGCGTTCACCGCATTCATAGCTGATGCAGCTGCGAGGGCCAGCAATGATAGATAGATCATGTTTCCTCCCAACAAAAAAGCACCGCCTGTACGATACGCCACACAGTGCCTTTTTTGTTACTGCTTTTTCTGGTAGAATAATGAATCTGACAGACAGGATGAAGATATATGCTGAACTGCATGGCGACATGCAGAAGCCCCGGACAAAAAGCCGGGGCGATAACAACTGGATATCATCAACAAGACTTCTACAACTTCCATGGCACTTTCTGCCGCTTCTAAGGCAATCGAGGGAACCGCAGCCCGTAACATCAGTCTCGTAGATAGTGTACTTGCCGCTAACGACTTCTCCGATACCTACAGGAAGGTGGGTGATCGCCCATATCGGGTTAATTCAGGGAATATCTCTTCGAGACGATCCTGAGCCAAGCTACAGCCGTCACATATTGGACTGTGGAAGGTGCAACGCATAGAAGGTGAGTTGTGACAGCAATAATCCTTCCACGAACGCCCGACATCCTGTCTGTCAGATTGATACTATTTCGACAATCCGATCCATCAGTACCTATATTTGAATATCTGGATCAAATGGCCTTCCTAATAATTCTCTATACGGCTTATTAAGCTCAAGACAGGTTTCAATTATCTCAGTCCATTCTTTTGCCGTGCGAAAACCAGGACATGTTGTTATATCGTTTTTCTTAAAGCGCTGACGATATCGTTCCATTGCTTCTTTGTATTCTCGCGCAGCAACAGCCTCGGGAGAATTTTCACGCTCCTTTCTGTTGATTTCCTGAGCTTCCATGAACTCTCTCAGCCTTTTAAGTTGTTCATCAGTCATTTATATACCCTTAAAAGATTCTTAAATAATTTGTATGCATTCGGGAAATAAACTTCGACGAGCATTATGGTTTCTATATCATTTCTAGCAGTAATATCAAAAAAATGTGCAAATGCCTCGCTCTCAAGCCCATGCGGATCATCCCAATAGTCATCTTCGTGGCTGAAAATCCCAACACATTTATTTCTAGTCATCCCGCCAAAAAGGTCAGACATAACAAACATCCGATTATTAATCAACTCACCACTGAGCTTTTCGTAGGCCTCTTTCTTTGTATAATTATAACGACTTTTATATTCTTTTACAACTGCAGCGAAATCTTCGAGGAGAGCGCTTCTAAATACTCTGTTGTGCGAAGCATAATTATTCAGCATATCTATTTGGTGCCCCACCTCATGAAATGTTATGGACCATTTTCCAAATGGATTGATGCTGTCTTCATCCAGATTTGTTCTTATCCCGATTGCAGAACTGCCTGGCTCCAAAGCAGATAAATTGATAAACTTGATATCGTTTATGTGATTATTAATCAGCTTACGAATCTCTTTAGGCGAATTCATCGCAACTTCAATGAGTTCATTTCTATATTTGCTGTCAAGTTCATACAGATTCATGGGTGATTTATCTGTAAGTATGTCGTGTATTTTGTTTGACCAGCTTTTTACAAATCCAAATTGTCCATGTCCTGCTAAATCTGATTCGCTTTCCCGTTGATATTCCGTATAGTTCAGACCAGCTCCTGCTGCACCACTATCCAGCCACTCCTGATACTTCTTCTCATCCCACCACGGAGCAGTCGCGCAATGGCAGGACGGATGCAGAGGTGGAGCGTTGACGCCGGGTTCCATGTCTTTTACCGGGATCGGGTCTCTGGTAGTCTGGCCCTCCAGATCGGAGCAGTCGCCGCAGGGTCCCATGGCGTTGGCCGTCAGGACCATGTAGTATTCGTTACCATTGGCTTCCATGGACAGCTTGGCAGCTTCTGTCTGGCAGCGGGCCATCTCTGTCACCATGAGACGCTGTGCCTCATACAGGGAGCGGCCGTACTGCTTCCGGAGACTGCTGGCGAGCTGCTTTGCGTTCTTGCCACTGATCAGCGCGTTCTCAAGGGTCCTGGTAACGGAATCGTACAGTCCTTTCTGGTTCGTACCCCAGAGCCTCTCCGACCACTTGGCGCCTTTGAACGGCTCCTGGGAGATCGTGGCCGCAAGAGCCAGCGGATCCCGGACAGACTCGCCGAGGATCCCGGCATACTCTTCGAAGGTCTCCAGGGACCGTTCCACAAGGGCCCTGCTGATCTCGGTCTGGGTATCGTTGGTCATCTTCACCATCTCAATCCCCAGCCGGTTCCGCAGCAGTTCCAGCCGGTTCGCCCTCATGGTGAGGTTGTAGAGCTTCATCTGCCGGTTGGCTTCCGGAGAGAAGTCCTTCGACTCAACGTACTGCTTGGCCAGGCGCTCATACTCCTTCATGTCAAGCAGTGACACCCTGCGGCGGGCGTCCGCCAGAGTGATCTGTTCGTCCCTGGCATACCGCTGGAAGAAGGACTCGACCTCCCGGGTCATCTGGTCGACAGCCGTTCTGTAGATCTCCTGCAGGAGCTTCGCCCGCTCCTTCTCGTCGGCGATCCTCTCCTTACGCCTCGCTGACTCACGCCTGCGCCAGTATTCAGCACTGCTCATCCGGGCAGGACGCATCTTCACAGCCATTTACTCTCTCCCGTATATCGGCTCCTGAGCCTCTTCCTTCTCGATCTGCTCCAGCTCCGCGTCCGGATCCGGCACGTAAGACAGCAGAGACAGCTGCGTTCTGCGGGAGACGAGCCCTGCCGCCTGCTGGGCTGTCTGGGTCTCCTCCTGCACGTTCCTGGGCATGTTCACCGTAAAAGTGAAGTTCAGGTCCTGCCAGGCATTCTCATATGTCGTATTCGTAGCGAACCGGCACCACAGCTTGAAGATCTTCCGGAGGCTCTTCTCGATCTTCCTGTTGAAGGTCTGAACGACGTTCGATGTGCTCCACAGCTTGTAGGCAAGGGCCACGCCGGCCGTAGCGTTCCCGAAGCTGTCGTCGGAGATGTTCGCTACCATGCAGACCTGATAGATCAGCCGCTCCGCCCGGTCGAGCAGGTTCTCCTGCGTCCCGTCTGCGGAAGGCTTCACCAGGTACTGGACGATGGCGTCCTTCACGTTCTCCGATCCGTAGAGGTTGATCAGCCGCTTGTCTCTGAGGTCTTCCAGGTCGTTCGAATCGACTTCCGCGCCGAGGATCGCGAGAATCGCTTCGGCGAATGCGTCCACATCGTTACCCTTCTCAGACAGCGTATGGTTGTAGATCTCGATCAGGCCTACAGCAGGCTCATACAAGCCCATACGGTTGCTGTTGAGCATCCACTCGACGGCGTTGATCTTGCCGTACTGGTTGACCTCTTCCCGGTCCGTGAGGACCTTGCCGGCGTCGAAGTACTGGACCAGGTTCGGGAAGATGACTGTCCCGAACATCTTGCCCTTGTTCTCACCCGCGCTGTGGAAACCGTAGCGGATCCAGCAGATCGCCCGTTTCTTCATCGTATCGTCGTAGATGCAGAAGGCCTCTTTCGGAGTGAGGGCCGTTACGTTCGTCCTGCCTTCCTCGTCCTGGTACTCATAGGTCCATGCATGTCCGAAGATAGCGCAGTACCGGACCATGTCCTGGACGAAGTCCGGGAACTCGTTGTAGCGCTCGAACGCCTCGATCGCCTCACTTACTGATTCCTCCGGATGCGAGATCTTGATCGGGACGCCGTACCCGTAACCCGAGAAGGTATCCGTGATGTAGCGGGGGAAGTTGACCGCCAGACGCCAGTCCGGTTTCCACTTCGCCTTCTCCGGCTGCCGGTAGATGTCGTGGAACCCCTCGTAAAGGTTCTCGAGGTATTCATAGCGCCGGAGCACATTGGCGTGGATCTTCACGAATTCATCGATCTGCTCGATGGTGAGCCGTTCACCGATGTCCGCCGGATCCCAGTAGATCGGCTTCGGCAGCTGATAAGGCATGTTCATCTCGTCTCCTCACAGGTCAAAAGTCTTCAAGCGGACGCGGCTGCTGATCTCCCTCTCGATGGTGTACTCGAAAGCATCGAGGGTATCGATATCCGTGCTGCCGTCGTCCAGGCGTTCGTCTTCTTCTTTCTTCTCGTTCCAGACCGCGTCCTGCAGCGCAGTGCTGAGCGTCTCGCAGTCCTCTGTAATAAAAAACCGCCCGGCTCCCATGAGCCTGACGGTGTAATCGATCCTGTCCTTGATCCGGCGCTTCTCTGCCGGCATCACGGTGATCCGTGCGTTATAGGTCTTCGTAGCATTCCGAATCGTCTGACCCAGCACTGTCTCCGCGTTGTCCCAGTAGACTCTTCCCGGCACTCCATACCTGCCCGCCACATCCCTCAGGAACGACAGAAACAGGTCTGAGAGGACGTTTGCGTCGATACCCTGGGGAAAGTCCTTATTCATGTGTCTGCGGCTCAGGAGGGCGTGTACGGTGCCGTCTGGCATGATCCCTGTCGCTACGAAGGAGTGCCCGGAGCCGTTGCCTCCGAAGTCGACGCCGACGATGATCCGGGCGATCCTGGACCTGTCCACAGGTCTCATAAAGCTTTCGGGAGCATCGGCGAACCTGCGGTAGATCGTTCCCTCGGCCCGCTTCCATTTCCCCTCAATGAGCCTTTCATACCAGATCGTCCCCTCATACTCCTTGCAGAGTTCAGATACGAAATCTGCCGGAAGGAAGGGGTTATCGAAGATCGTGTACTTCTGCAGGTATATGTCCGCATCGGAGTCGATGAACTTCTTCAGCCAGTGCGTCGGATTCTCCGGGTTGCAGGATCCGTCAAAGCAGGAACAGGGTTTGTCGAGACGGCTCTTGAGCATCTCGAAGACGTCCTGGTTCCACTTGGCGACCTCATCACCGTAGACATACTTGAACGATGCTCCCTGGATCTTCGCCACCTGGGAGATCTTCTCAGCTCCAAGGCAGTACACTTCTTCCCCGAAGATCATCGCTGTGTTCTTGCTGGTCACGATCTGGCCGATCCGGCGGGGACCGTAGATCTTACGCATCGGTTCCAGCACGTTTCTCTCGACCGTGCCTCTGGATACGCCCAGGATCACGGACAGACCTGCTTCACCTTTCCTCTCGATGATCCTTCTGGGGATCACGGCAGCTGTGTCGACGAAACTCTTCCCGGATCGTACTGCTCCACTCTTCAGGTTCCAGCGCCGGTCAGCATCATCCAGATATTCGATCTGTTTAGGCGTCAGGTGTATCATGCTTCATTCCCTCGATGAACTGCAGCACCTGATCGTCATCTTCTGCGTTCTGGCCGCTCCGGAGCCGGTCGATCTCTGCCTGCAGCCGTTGGATCTCCAACTGATCCTTTTTGTGCCTCGTTGCCAGGTCCATCCATTCGGACACGACCTGTGCCGCCTGGCTGTTGCCGTTCGATGCCGCCCTGATCTGGCCGAGCACCATCCCGGTCATAGCAGTGAGGTCATATTCATCGATGCTGTCGATATCTACCCCAGACCGCCTCGCCTTCATGATCCCGAGGTCGTCCATCGGCAGCTTCGAGATCATCAGGACCGTCTCCTGCAGGGTCTTGTGGCGGCGTCGGGAGACGCCGGATGCTTTTCCGCCCTTTTTCCCTTTCTCTCTCGCTTCGCTCTTGCTTCGAACGGGCCTAAGGTTCTTCTCGTTTGCCATCCATCAACCACCACCTGCCCAATCAATGCCATACCGGTCTGCGATCTCCCGGAACTCTTCGATATCGTGCGGATTCACTTTGTACACCGGTTCACCATTCCTCTCATCCATTCCCACATGCAGAAGCTCATGATGGAGCAGGATCTGCAGCTGCCTGTCATTCATCCCGGCCGTGTTGCCGAGATACACCGTGATCAGGAAATCAAACGGGCAGAAAACATTCCACGGCTCACTGACAAGCCTGCAGTCTCCCAGCACCGGCTTCCCGCTCTTTTTCTTCTCCTTGTCCGAGACCATGAAACCGATCCGGATGTCCGCCTGCAGGATCCACCGCAGCGAAGGCTCTGCTCTGATCACATCCTCGCCCAGAACAGCGAGGTCGTCTGAAAGCTTGTACATAAGTCCTCCGGGAAAATGCGGGCCTTTCGACCCGCAGCGCCATAGTTTGTACCGCGGTATCGGCGTCCGCGAAAAGAGCACCACGGCTTTGAGACCGTGATGCTCCGGAAAGGAGGTTAGTATGAAGAAAGAAAATGTCCTAATCTCGTGCTTACACTATATCACCTGAACATTATCAAGTTCTATCAACTGGAGGCACAAATTCCTGCAACGCCCGACCGTGAAGCTCGCATACCCACTGATAGCTGAATTCCATAAGCACTGCGATTTTTTCGAAAGTGTACCCATCCACATATCGCAGTTCCAATACCCGGCGATGCGCACCGTCCTTCATGGACCTTAAGGATGCGTAGATCTCTCGCTGGATCTTTACCGCCTCGGCGTAAGACTCTTTCAGTTCAGACTCCAGCTGATCCAACTCGGCCGCATATTCGGACAAATCATGCTCGGAATTATGGGCTTTCGGCATATCATCATACTGAATGGCGCGGGCCGTGTATCTCGATCGCAGGTCCTGGATTCTCCTGTCAATATCAAGACACTCTGCCTCAGCTGCTCTGTATCTCTGTAGATATTCCTTCTTCTCCTGACTTGTCATCAATCCCTCCCGATCAGCAACGCCGCAAGTATCAGCACCATGGCGAAGCCGCCAACAAATACTCCAAGTAAAAATGCTGTGATGATGTCTATCATGCTCATACCTCCTCTGCCTCCCTGATCAGCCTGGCTATCTCTTCCACCGACTCCCTCACGCAAAGGGAATCATAGGGAATGCCATGGACGGTAGCGACGCTGGAGCCGTAATCTGTCTGCTCTACGAACCGGATCCTGTCGACAGGGACCATCAGAGAGTCATTTTTTCGTATGCCGTGGATGATTATGAATTTCATATCCGTATCCCCTCATCTTCCCCCTGCTCCCTGGCCGTCAGCTCGCTCATGACGTCGATGCCGGTCATCTCGGCGCAGTGCTCGACGATGTCCTGATCGTCCTGCCAGTAAGCGTGCGTGTCGGACAAGGCCAGTACGATGTCGTCATCGCTCAGCTGGAAGCGCTCGTGCAGGGTCATCACGAAGCCTGCATAGACCTTGGCTGTCAGCTCCAGGAACCTGCGCCTCCAGCGCTTCTCCTGTTCGATGTATTTCCGGTCAGCCATCTGTCTCGCCCTCCAGACAGCAGATGAACGCTGCGTTGCAGATGAGGTGCTTGTAATGCTCTATGCCGCTCTCCTCGTCCTTCCCCTTCGGATCATCCAGGTAAGCCAGCAGATGCCTGTAGAGGGCAGCTGCGTACCTGTGGACGTTTACGCGCTTCCAGTTGTCGGGCCCGCCCTCGGGGTACTTCATGTTACCGTACATCCGCACCTCTGCGATGTCCCGGATCGCCTGCGCCGGCACGAGTGTCAGGTCCAACTTCCCCGCGTCAGCCTTGGCCGACTGGTCTCCGGCAGACTTTCGGAGGATCTCGTCGATCATGGCAACGACCTCCAGCAGAATCTGCGACGGCTTTCCCTGGTCCTCCAGGTCGTCAATCAACGACAGGATCCTGTTCCTCAGCTCCTCCATCATCTTCTTCCTCCTCATCTGCAAGAATCGCGCACCAGAAATCGTGTCTGTCTTTTGCCAGGTCCTCCCCCGTGACCAGCCCCATCGCGAAGGCTGTGAGTAACGCGAGGATGAGGACCACTACGCTCAGTACTGTCATTTCCTGCTCCTTTCCATAAGCGGTTCCAGGTTCATCTCTGCGGCCTCTTTCGCATCTCTCAGCGAATAATACTCCTTTTCGGTTCCGTCCCCGCAAAGCAAGAAATAGGTCGTGTGCATCCAATAGCCGGACCTGCCGCCTGCGTGAGGGATGGCCTTCTTCCGGCTCTCGATCATCCAGCCCTCCGGGTTATGCGATATATAGGTCGTCGTGCTCTCACCGTTTGCCTTGACCTCTCGCCCTGTGCGTTCCCATCTCATTGTGGCACCTCCCTGATCATGAACATCCGTCCGTCGATCCTAAACTCCACCTCTCGACCTTCGTAACCGGCTCGAAGGATCTTGTCCTTGTTCCGTTCGAGCCATCCCTCAGCGACGACGGTAGGCGCCGCATGGATCATGGACTTAAACCTCAGTAATGCGTCATTAAACCCTTCAGTGTATCGCGCGTTACATACTTCGGCCTTTTTTCGAGATAACTGTTTTTGAAGGGCATCTGCATCAATCAGCCGCATCCTCATCACCTCTCGGAACAAGTACAGCAGCTCCGACCCGCTCGATGTTTGTGCCATCATCGAAGATATATGCCGTTCCCTGCATCGGGACAGGAACTCCGATCATGTATCGCCTGGGATGCCCTGCTCCTTTATCTTCATCGACGATTCCTAAGCATCCTGCCCACTTGTGTCCTTGAGTAAACTGCACAACATCATACTGTCTGATTATTTGTTGCTTCATCCTGATCTCCTCCCTTGTACGGAGTCGGCAGTGGCATCCACGCCACTACTTCGGCATTTATGAACCAATTCATCAGATCGCTATTCCCCTGCGTCGTAAACTCATACCATCCTTCTTTGATGTAATATTCATCATCATCTTCGTCATAGTCACAGTCAGCGTCCCACTCGCAAAAAACATTCTCGTTAACGCTATTCTTTCGCGCATACCATCCGATGACGATGCTATAAACATACCGTTTTGCATACTGTTGCCATTCGCGATAACAGATGATTACAGAAACTCTGTTATCCGGCAGGCGCTCCGACACTGGGATCCACTGCTGTGCGGACGAATCCAGTTCCTCAGCTTTTGTATCAACAATCACTCCTAAGTCGTTGTATGTTGTAGTAATTACAACCTTTCTTTGTTTATTCATTTCTTCTCTCCATACGGCTCCAGATCGCACCATGCATGGACGACGATCTGGTCCATTTCCTCCTGGGTGCGGCAGAAATCGAAGTACCATCCCTCGCCGCTGAAATAGGCTCCGATCGCCAGCGAGTGGTCGAAGGTGATGTTCCTCACCCTGCCGCTGACGGTAACGGGCTTGAAGACGCCGTCCTCCGGGAGCTTCTCCTCCGGTCTGTACCAGGTAACGAACACCTGTCTCTCAATCAACATATTCTGCCTCCAATCGTCTTATGATCTCCTCACCGATCTGCGGGTCCATCTGGTAGGCTCCGGACAGAAGGAATTTGCGAACACCTGTAGCTGGATAACCCTGCTGCCGCAAATTCCTATAATCCGACGCGGCTTGTTTGTAGACGAAATTCCTCAGGGATTCCCAGCCCGGCTCGTGTTTCTGCCCGTTTGCGTTGCCTTTGTACCTGCCTCTGCCCATCTCAGACCTCGCTCCTGATCTTCGAGGCCCATACCTTATCCACACAGCGGGTGTGGAAAAAGGTGCAGCTGTGACGCTTGTTCTCGGAGAACTCCACGTCATCCAGCTTGTCGTCTGTACTGATCCAGTCGCCGCATCCCTGGCATCTGACCTTGGCGCCGGTGATCTTGTTCCCGACAAGCGTCTTATTCTTCAGGTCCGCATATTTCATGATCATGCGTTTCTTGATCCTGCTGTCCACTTTCTCTCCTTTCCTTCAGGGCGGCCAGAAGAGCCGCCTGGCTCGTATCCTTCGCCTTCAGTGCCCTCATGACCTGTTCATCGACGGTGCCCTCTGCAACGAGGTGGTGGATGATCACCGGCTTCTCCTGTCCCTGCCGGTAGAGCCTCGCGTTCGCCTGCTGGTAGAGCTCCAGTGACCAGGTGAGGCCGTACCACACGATGACGTGTCCTCCGTCCTGCAGGTTGAGCCCGTATCCCACGCTGGCCGGATGGGCCAGGAGCACGCGGATCTCTCCGGCGTTCCATGCTGCGATGTCTTCCGGGCCTTCCAGTGTCCTGGCATCCGGAATCCTCTCCCGGATCGAATCGACATCATGCCGGAAGCTGTAGAAGACCAGTACCGGCTCCGCTGTGGCCTCCACGATCTCTTCCAGGGCTTCAGCCTTGGCAGAGTGGATCCGGACCACCTCCTGCGTCTGTGAGTAGGCGTTTCCGTTCGCGATCTGCAGGAGCTTGGTCATGACGGCGGCAGCGCTCAGTGCGAAGACTTCCTCGTCCTCTACCTGCAGGAACTGCTCCCGCTCCATCTGCTGGTACTGCTTCAGGCCGGTCTCTCCGAGTCGGACCGGGATGATGTTGTCGATCCGTTCGGGGAGCTTGAGGTAATCGGCGGCG